GGCGTGAACATATTCCGCAAGTTCAGAATAACTCTTATCAATATACGGTTGTATTTTAGTTTCACATATCTTGTCCATGAAGGAGATAATCTCAGGTATTTCCTTCTGTGTTTTAATTGTAGATGAAACCAACGGTCCAAGGTTGAGATAAATTGAATCTGTGTCTGATGCGATAACATAGTCTTTCTCTGTCTTTAGTAGTTTGTTTAGGTATACATTTAGTTTATTTTCAATCCAACGAATAGACAACTGACCCGCCATCGTAACAGCAAGTGCGATACGCAAATCATAGAAACGGAAATACTGTGAACCCATTGCACCATACGCAGAGTTCAACGATACCTTCTTTGCCAACTGAAGATTATTATATCGTGCGACTAACTTGCTTATTTCTTTCTTCTTCTCTTCATCCTTTTCGTTTTCATATTCTTGTTCTGCTTGAAGCATTAACTTCTTGAACTTCTTACGATCCTTATACATAATCTCCATCATCTCAGGCAAGAAACCTTGTTTAGTGGTTCTGAAGAATTGACCGTTTGGTGTTAGAGTCACACCATTCATCTCACTGGTATCAAGTTCTTTCTTCAGCAACACTTCAACATTTGCTTGTGGTGCAAGAGCAGTCATTACATCATTATAATCTTCTCGTTGAACCAAAGTTTCAGGTGAGATATTATACTGAACAATCAAATGAGGATACAATGAATTCAAGTCAAACGATGCAACCCAATTGTGTAATCCAACTTGTGGGTCTTTGACATACGCACCTTCAAACGCAGAGTCTTTTCTGTTCTTCTCTTTTGGAGGAACAACAATGTTTCGTTCAATGAGATGATTGTATATCAACGAATCCCACATACGTGTTTGAGCAAAGACATCTTCATAGTTTGTCTTTGTGTCGTATGCGAGAGTAAGAGCCAGTTCAATGAGTTTCAGTTTATCTTCCAACTTAACAATCAGTTCAACGTCTTTGATGTTATAGTCAATAAACTTTTGATAGTTCTCTTGATAGAGTTGTGTGAGAGAATCATACTCATCATATGCAATTTTACCGATGCCAAGTTCTACTTGTGCAATCGCATCGAGTCGATATGATTCTTGTGACTTACCACCTGGTGCATACCACTTATACAGTTCGATATAATCGAGTGCTGCCACACCAGTAATCTGATGAACGATTTCTTTACGTCCTTGAATCATCGTCTCACGTTTGTAGAGATTGTTCCACGGTGAAAGTTTAGCAGCTTCATCTTCACCCATAACACGTGTGATTCTGTTAATCAGATAGGGTATATCAAAGAACTTAGTGTTCCAACCAGTAATGACATCGGGACAGTTTGCAATCCAATCATCCAAAAACTTGCGGCACAAATCATGTTCATCTTTACACTTGAAGTAGATGACATTATCGTTGTGATTGACATACGTGCCACAACCATACACACGAATGCCTCCATTCAATCGATGGACAGCAATCGCAGTGATAGGTTGTTCTGCTTTGTTGGGGTCAGGGAAACCATTGTCCGAACCCACCTCAATGTCCACGATGGCAATATCGATGTGATTGATATCCCAATCAATTTGGCCAGGATGATTTTCGGAAATGAACGAATACTCAAATCTATCGTTGCCATAGATTTTAAAGTTTTCCACAGAGTCATACTGTTTGTAGAAGTCCTTACCTTCACGCATAGTAGAAAACTTCATCGGTTCAAGATGCTCACCGAACAAAGTTTTCCACTCAGTTTTCTTTTTGGAAGGAAGGAATACGGTAGGAGAGTATTTTACTTTTGTGCTAAATCTCTTACCGTTATTGACACCACGAAACAGTATTGAACTACCATAGATGCTGACATTTGTATAATATTTTGACATTCACACAGTATAACATAAGATTAGACTAATTTCAAGCCCGAAGAAGCAATTTGTATCCCACTTCCAAACATTTTATTGTATTGATTCAACAACTCGACCACTGGAGTAGTGATTGTCAAAATATCTTCTTCATGTAAGGTGATTCCAGTTTTGAATTCTTCTGAATATTCCAAATACGGAACAAATCCAATACCACCAGGATCATTCGCAGAACGAGGAGGAACAGAAATAACCTGAACAGGTTCTGCCACAGTAACACACAACTTGTCCTTGTAGGTCAAATTACCAATGATGGTCTGTTGTGTTTTGAATGTAATTAACTTTATCATGCTGCCACCCTTGTGTTATAATCCAACACACTCAAAGTTACCCATTTCTTGGGAAACAACATCTCACGACCACGAAAATCGTTGATGTCATAGGTTGGGTCATCAACCAAACCAATCAACTCGACTTTGTTGTCGAACTCACGCAGTGACAAGTCATACTTGTATGCTTTAGGATAAGAGTTTTTTTCTGCGAACTCTTTGGCGATTTTTGATGTATTTACATTCATGATATATCCTATATTAAAAATTAAACTACACTAACTTCAACACCACACTTTTTGAGAAACTCAGCACCACCATTTGCACGTGGATATGGGTTTCTATAGAATACTTCTTTGATTCCTGCTTGATGAATTATTTTTGCACAATCGAGGCATGGCTCATGCGTGACAAATAACGATGCACCGTCAGATGAGTTGGTTGAACGTGCAATCTTTGCGAGAGCATTGGTTTCGGCATGAAGCACTTCACGTTTGGTTCTCTTTCGTGACCAACCATGAGCAAGTTCGGTAAAACCATTTTGTAGCATCCATTCATCAGTTGCGTGACATTCTTCTTTGAGGACATATTCAATATCTTCACAGACATTATCCCAACCCGATGGCATACCGTTATACCCGATACCAATGATTGTGTTGTCTTTTACCACTACGCAACCAACATGAAGACGTGTTGCCGATGATAATTCAGCATAAACTTCTGCTGCTTTCATATGTGCGTCAATAAATTTAGTTTTCATAATAAAAGTAAGTGCTCACCTACGTATAAGGATTTTGGGAGATTTCTTTGGAGACTATTCCAATACGTTTATAGTGTTCTACATTCAGCGTTATAATTGGAATTTACTTTATCTAATATTTTAGTAAAAAACTCTCTTTTTTCTTCACAACTATCTAACGATGTGAATCCATCATGCACAGTATAATTACTCGGTGTTGATAACCAGAATACTAAGATAAATTTAATCATAAAATTATTCCAGAATCACTAGTGGGACATGGATTGGATCACACGCATTCATCGCAATGAAGAACGGTAAGAACCTCTCACCTAAGAAACCAGGATAACGCCAAGGAAACGGTTCAGATGTTGTCACCTCAGTTGGGTATGCCTTCGAGAACTTCCAAATATACTCATAAATCTCGAAAAGTTCACTTGCATATTTCTTGAATAATTGCTTACGCATGATGTAGCAAGTCTCAAAACTGATTTTGTTACCATTGAACCAATCTAGTTTGTCACGATAGTCTGGCATCAACTCAGTGATTGCTTCTTTGAACAAATCCCAATACAGTCGTGGTTGTGACTGTAGATACTGCTCTTCAATTGAACAGGATAATGTAGTTTGTCTGTTTGTAATGACATCGTGCTTCTCAAGCAAGTGCAGTGCTGCCATCTTCTGTGATTCCGAAGACAGTTTGTCTGCATTCTCTTGTGTTGGTGCCATAGTAATCTTTGCAGCATCAGTGTCAATGTTATCCATCAACAGATAACGTCGATACGTTGTGCATCCAAGATAATCGAATTGACCGTATTTCCACAACCAATACTCGGATGGTTGCTGACCCATTGCTTTCAGGAATTCAAGTTCAGATACACTTGAGTAATAGTGTTGATACTCTTGAATTCGTTTTTGTTCTCTCGATGTGTTAATCCACACACCTTCTTTGCTTGGAGGATAGTATTCGTATGCTCCAGTGCCACCCGCAAATGCTGCTCTCATCCACGAAGAGTTATGGTTGAATGGAAAGTCCTTGTGGAAGTGGCTCAATACTAAAATATCATTCATCACTAGTTTCCTTCTTCTTTTTAAAGTCAATCTTCGGTGTGACGATTGCTGATATCATTGCTTTGCGATAGTCAGTTTTACGATCACACTTTCCCATTCCTATCAAAGTAATCTTCAATAGTTTATTCATTCTAAAATTTGAGTTTGATTTCATTACCATGTCCACGATACAAAGGAATAACGTGTACCTTTAGTTACAAGATTCACCTTATGGGGATATAAAAAAGTTGAAGGGAATATTAACAAGTCACCAGTTTTGAGTTTGATTTCTTTGTCTTCCCACATAATAAATTCACCACCTTCATAATCATCATTCAAAATACCAACAATAGAGAGTGTTGGAATACCTTTACGTTCACCATCAAACATACTCTGAATATGGTCACAATGTAATTCCATTTGTGTACCTGTTTTATAACGATTAAATCTTAGTTCAGTGTAACCTTTCCACGAACCAAACCATTTAAATTCGAATTCATTGCAGTATGTATTAAGACCATTCCAAATTTCATCCATGAAATATTCTTTAGTTTCTATATCAGAATATGAAACAGAAAGTTCACGTTCATATGAAACGTAAGTATTTTGTATGTCGTTATAGAATTCGTGGGTTTTAAACTCTTTCTCTTTTTTCTCTAAGAGTTTTACCGATTTCTTACACTTTTTTTTGTCAAATATATTATAAACTTTGACATAAGATTCTATATTTCTATCCATTATATACCTTTTAATAAGTGGGGCATGAAGCCCCACTCCTTATGATGCTAGATTGTCAGCGTAAGTTG